AGAACGAATACATGCATCAGAACATCAGTTCAAAATGTGGAGCATCTATAAACGGTCTTCTGTTTTGATCTCGTCGCGTGTCAACATAACTGTTCATGGCGTCTTCTGCGGTTGCAGAATAATTTACAACCCAATTATTTTTAAATGTCATCGTTGCACCAGACCATGCACCAAAATCATCAATAGTCCACGCAGCGCCCCACCGCAGTTTCACTCCCGCGGCCTCAGCGCCCTCCTTCATGGCATCAGCAATCTCGTCATATAGGTTTAGCTCCCATCGACCACCATTGCAGTAAGCCATCAAATCAACAGCATTGCCGTCAATGTGTTTTGATTTCATGGTTTGCGAGGCCCCTTTTGCGACCAAGGCCCTCTGTTCGTCTATTGTCCTCAGACCACAGATCACACTGAAGTCCTGCTTCGTAACTCCGATGGCGTATTTCACGACAGTTACCAGCCTTTCGTCTACACCTTCTAGCTTTGACAGGCTTCCCTTGCCTAACTTGTATCCCATGACTACCTCTTCCCAAAAAATTTGCTGACAGAACGCATTCCTATACTAGCACTAACAATCCCACCCAACGCAATTTGATACCACTGGGGCATAACTTCCAAAGCCATAAAACCCTTAGCAACTATGTCATTCCCCCAATCTCCGCAGAAGGCTAATATTAGTGGAATACTGAAAAGCAGGGTAATCCATTCGTCCTTCCAAGAATTATCAGTGCCCTTTATAGCTGCGATATCCCAATCAATCTCACCTGTAAGTTGCTTCTTACGCACCTCTGCCTCAGTGAGTTTGAGTTGGGTCTTGCCATCTATTACCGATGTAGCAAGACCAGTAAGACTACTTATTAACGCACCTATCATTTCTCATGCGAAAGCCATACAGCGAACGCCCCCGTCATTGCGCCGGTCACCACAGAAATTAGTGAAGCCTGCTGTGTGGACAAGTCTGGTTGCGTAAGCGCCCACTCTATGCAGCGCACATATACCACCGTCATAGTAAACATCATAAAACGAGGCAGTAATTTGTATTCCAGTATCTTTGTAAAAGCTATTTGCATTAGAACCCTCCTTTAAGGCCATCTAATATTTCCGATAAACTAGGTCGTTTATCCTTCTTCTCATAGACACAACTAAAAACCTTCGGACACTCTGAAAAACTACGCGTAGGGTAGTGGTATCCAAGCCCACCAAAACCCGCACTGAACCTATACACACATACCTTTTGATCGTTTACGTCTGTAAACCTCTTCCAAAGATGGCATTTAACATGAGTGGGATTGGCTACCCCCGCAAGAGCAACAGACAGAATTAAAGCATGTATCATTGAGTAACCAATACGATAAGATAAATCCCACCGCCAAGCACACTAGCAATGCCTAAACACAGGCCACTAATAGCAGCGTTGTTTGCCATTTGTCTTTTAGCTTCCATCGCAGCGTACACTGTGTCTTCCCTTTCTTTCCGGATCTGCCTACGCATACCCAGCATCTCATCGTAAGTTCCCAAACCAAACCTGTAGTCTAGCATGAACTTAATCTCTTTTTCCTTCTCAAGCAAAGTTTTCTTGCGGATGACAATATCCATGGCCTGTTGTTCTATATTGTCAGAGCCCTGAGTTTGCTTGTCTAGCCATGTGGGATTTTTGCGTTGAGACTCAGCGCGTGTAATATCTGCAACCGCGGAGTACCAAGACCCTAGCTGTTTGCTAACGTCCTGTATCTCACGGCCGGCGCCGACAAGCATTTTCACGCTTTTGAAAGCAACGTTAGCAGCCGCAAAAGCAGTGACAGGATCAATCATAACACATGCCTAACTAGGGCTTTATCCCCTACGAGCCATTGCTTGCCTTTGAACGTTGATGCGTTCGCGATTAACATCATTCCTGTTTTGAGCGATCTCTTCAGTGCTTTCAATCCGAGCGGCATCAGTGACTGCGCGTTGCTCCATCTTAGCAGACTCAAGCATAATCTGGGCCTCGTCCTCTTGAGCCTTGCGCTGAAGCTCCTTGTCCTTGATCTCCACTTCACGCATTCTGATTTGCACCAATGGATCCGACATAGGATCTTGACCCGGAGGTGTAATCTGATCCAAAGTAGCCTTCATGATTTCTAGCTCTTGTATCGCAACAGCCTTCTCCATTTCAGCGGGGACTTGCATTTGCTGCTGAACCTCTTGGATCTGCATCTGCGCGGACATAGGATCAATCAAACCTTGCTGGGCCTGTTGCTGGACCTTTTGAACCAACTCTTGGATTTCCTGCATGACGCTTACCCGCGCCTTCATTGAGATATGTTCCTGAAGATGAGCGTAAAACGTACCCATAACCTGCGGAGAAGTCATTACCAAAGGCGTTCTCATAAACATAACGTGAATGGCTATGTGCGTATCGTGGTCCTGTTCTTCAAAGGCAACCAGTATCTCACCCATCAAACCACGGGCGTTCTCAATCGCAGCGTCCAACGGCTTAGGCTGTGGTGCCGGCGGAAGGATCTCATCGATGTTCTGTACTTCCAACGCCTGATACATACGCCGGTATGCCGCGTGTAAGTTATGCATCTGAGGATTAGACTGCGCCAACTGCAACTGCGTTTGAGCCAAAGTAACCCGCTGCGCCATTGAGAAGATGTTAGGATCCGAAACCGGTATGACATCTACCCGACCATCAAAGTCCTGCGCCTTAATACTTCTCTCGCCACCAGCTACGTCATACGGATATTCCTGATCCATATTCTCAGAACAGATACGAGCCAGAATGCGGAACTCACTCTTCTGAGCATAATGCAGGCGCTTGTGAATAGCCGACATTACCTTCATGCCACGCTCAAGCATAGCAACAGTCGTACCAACAGGCGTTTCTTGGTTCATATTGCCGGTCTGTTCGTCAGCCAACGATACGAAGCGCCGTCCGCCCTCCACCAGAGCGCCTAAAAGCTGTGCTAGAGTGGCACTAGGCTCTTTGTAGGGCAAAGGTATAATAGCGTCCCTGATGTTGCCTCCAGGGGCGTCTATGTCCCTCCACTCTCCGGGCTGTAGTGGTTCATCATCATTGCGTAAACGCACTCCACGGGCCTTAAATCCAGCGGGGAGGTTAGCCAAAGTGCCAGCGTCAATCAACTGGCGCAAAATGCTAGTCGCAGCGCGGCCCAAACCACCTATCATGTGGATCAAACCAAAGCCGTAGAACCCAAGACCGGGCATAAACCGGTAGTGAACAAAGAACTGACGCTTCTTGGCAAAGTCCGTTTCTGCATCAAAGTTCCTGCGTATCGCCAGTACCTTGCCAGAAGCCTCGTCCAAAGTAACAATGTAAGGCAAGTGAATGCCCGTTGGCTCCCCGTCAGGAGACATGTCCTCAAAACCCTCAAGGTCCAAATCAACATGCATCTCAAGCAAAGTGTAGATATCGTCATGATAAGTGCGGGATGTACCCTGTATCTCATCAACCTTCTGGCGAACCTCATCAGGCTCTGTGTCCGAAGCCTGTAACTCGATGTCCTTAAAGAACCCAGCAACCTGCATCTTGCGAACTTGGTTGTAATCCATCCGCAAAACATGAGTAACCCTAGAAGCAGACTGCAAATCAGACGCAGCGTAAGGAACAACCAAGTCTTGAGCCGGCACAAAGGTAGAAACAGCGCGTTGTTTGGCCTCGTCAAAGTAAACCTTCTTAAAGGTAGATCCCGATAAGGGGAGATAAAACAACAACTGATCCATCTCAGGATCGTATTCCTCCATCACCTCAGTAATCTGGTAATTCAAATAGTCTTTTACACGATCAGCCTGTGCCTCAACCTCGGCAGACTGCTTACCCAAGATCTGGGTCTGAACAGGGCCACCAGCCGGCAGTAACTCTTTGTATGCTTGAGACTGAAACTGAGTTACCGACTCCACAATCAATGGATGCGTAACGCCAGATGCACCCTCAAAGGGTTGGGTGCGATCCTCTTGCTTAATTCCTAGCTGGTCTAAACCCTTAGTATATGTCTCTTCCCAATCAGAGCGGGACTCCAGATCATCCTCGTAAGAAGCACGAAGCTCGTTTGACAACTCACCCAAGTACCCGTCATCTAGATACTCAGACAAGTTAGCGTCATGGGGAATGTCCTCGGGGATCTCGTCACCCACAGCATCTTCCAGAAGCTCTTCAATAGTAACACTACCGTCATCGTTAGGAATGATCTCTGCGCCCATGGCAAAATCCATCGGCTCCTGAACATCAACGTCAGTTTGCTCCCCCGTTATATCAAGGGGCATTAAAGATGGATCAACAAGAGATCCCATGGGTCGAGGTGGCAGGGCCATCAGTAATACTCCCGATTACGCGGTCTATATTCATCCTCATAAGTGTCATCTCCCTCTAAGGAAACAAACCCACCCTTACGAAAACGCATTAATGCTAAGGTCATACTATCACAAAAGTCATCGTTGTCACCATTGGGAAATGAAACAACTTCCTCAATGACCTCTTCACTGAATTTCTTGGTAGTCGGAGCCCAAACCTTGCCAGCCTCAAACAACGGAGCAATCATATGCATCCGAGTGGTCTTGTCCTGACCCTTACCGGGCGAAAAACCCAAGGCAGGTATGCCATGCAACCGCAACTCGTCAATCAAGGGTTGTCCCGAGGCTTTCGCTTCAACCAGAACCATATCTGGCTCCCAGTATTCGTGTTCCTCAAAGGCAACTTCCTTTAACTCTGGGAAATTCCAGCGGTCACGCCGCGCATCCATCAGAATTATGTTGTCTCCGGTCCCATCCTCGGGGTCAAAAATCCCCCAAGTCGTAATCGCGCTGTAATCAGCAGTCTCCTTCTTGGAAAACGCCGTGTCATACGCCTGAATTATGTACTTAATCGTAGGAATCTTCTTCTTGTCCCAGTTTTTCCACCATTCGCGCTTAATTATGGCCGATTCGGACGCAACTGGGTTCTGTTGCCACTGAGCATTCCACTTTTGCGCCGGTAAAGACGCCTTAATGGACAACAAAGCGTCCTTGTCCCAGAACTCAGGCCATAATGGGTTGTCGCTAGGTAGTATTGCAGGAAATTCTACAACCTCCCATTGATCTGCCAGTATATCCTTGCCCTGTTCCGCCAACAAACGGCCCGTCAAGTCCTTCTTACCCCAACGAGTCATAACAACAATGATGGTTCCGCCCGGTTGCAAACGCTGGCGCGGTCCAGAAGTGTACCACTCATACGCATGATCAAATGCATTCTCGCTTAATGCGTCCTGTTCCGAATGAGGGTCATCAATGACAAGCAAGTCCGCGCCGCGGCCCGTAATCGCAGCGCCAACACCCGCCGCAAAGTACTCCGCACCCTTGTCAGTGCCCCACTTACCCGCGCCCTTGTTGTCTTCCTTGAGGTTAGTTTCAGGGAATATCTCTTTATAGGCAGGGTCATCAATCAAATCCCTTACTTTACGGCCAAACCGAACAGCCAACTCCGTGTTGTGCGTAGCCTGAATAATCTTGAGCTTCGGGTTTCTACCCAAAAACCAAGCAGGCATTAAGTAGCTGGCAAACTCAGACTTGGAATGACGAGGCGGCATGTTAATAATCAACCGCTTTAACTCGCCTCGAGCCACACGCTCCAACTTCTCCGCAATAATCCGGTGATGCCGGCCCTCGATGAAGTTCTCATACACATGGTGAGCAAACGGCATGAAGTAATTCTCCGCCTGTTCGCGGATGTCTAACTTCCGTTTGGCCTCAGTTAGCGCCAAAATCTCCTTCAGCGCGTCCTCTGGTAACGCTTGTAAATTCACTGTGTGCTTGCTCTACGCCCAGGAACGTATGGTGTGTAATTACTCTCAATTATCTCCGGTACATAGTACGGGCTAATCTTCGGACGCTCCGTTACCGGTATGTCAATCACAACATCGTCTTCCTCTGCCTCTTCGGCAGGAGCCGAAGGAGCGCCAGCAAAACCTTCCTCAATCTTGAGACAAATGTATCGACCCGTGGCAGGATCCAACACACGGCGATAACCGGGAGGACAACCGCCATCCTCGCCATCGACAGTCTGCATCGGAGGTACAACGTCAGGCCGTCCATCACCGCCGGGACCACCACCTTCCCTCTCTTCGGGAGGAAGAACATCGTCCGTGGGTAACTCAGGGAAGTATGGTGTTCCGCCGGCAGGGGGCATTACAGACTCGGTGTCAATCGTCTGTCCAGACAAGGAACGTAACGCGGCATTTCTAGCCTTCTTACGATCTTGCTCAATCTTACTTTCTACATCTGCTGTCGGAGGTGTTATACGAGCCATTGCTGCATCTTCAGCCGCAGTTAAAGAACCAATGCCTTGTGCTAAATCTTCAACAGTAGGTGTCGGACGATTAATCGTGCCTTCTACTGTTTGACCCGCAGTGGGATCAACTGTCTTAGTATCCTTTACCGGATCAATCACTTCGCCCTCATATAAAAACGGATCCATGTCCGCACGGCCCATAGGGCTAGGAACTTGATTTAAATCAACCGCAACACCCTCAATGGTTTCGCCAGTAGGTGGAACCTCACCACGACCGCCCACGAAAGGACCAAGATCTTCTAATATCTCACCCTCAAGCGGCGCTTCTTTAGGTGGAACAGTGGCTAAAGAACCAATGCCCCCTAGCTGGCTTTGTTGCCGCCTACGTTGGTTTTCCAACTGACGGGCAATCTGTTGGGCGGGAGTGTCAGTGCCAGGACGCGGTAAATCAGTTAAAAAGTTCCGATCTGGTATCTGACCTTCTTGCCGCCTACGTTGGTTTTCCAACTGACGAGCAACCTGTTGGGCGGGAGTGTCAGTTCCAGGGCGTGGAATATTCGTATCAAAGTTCCGAGCCGGTATCTGACCTTCTTGCCGCCTACGCTGGCTTTCCAACTGACGAGCAACCCGCTCCTGTACAGTCTCAGTTAAAGGAATATTCGTATCAAAGTTCCGCATTATTTCAGCCATCGCCGCGTCTTCGCTTAAACCAGCGTCAAGACCCGCCTCAGAAGAACCGACAACCTGATCCGCAACAGCCGCTGCATCAACCGGTGGAACAATGCCAGAGGTGGAAACAGCCTCGGGCGCCGTAACCTCCGCCGCTGGTGGAGTGGTCGTAGGCGAAACAGAACCATCCGGATTAAAGAAGTTTCCAAGACCAGTACGCATTGCACGGTTTAACGCCTCTGTCTGGTTTTTAGTATCAATATATTCCCTGTAAAGTTTTGTAGCTTCCCGAGCCTCATTAACCTGTTCAACCGCCGACTTGTCAGGACCGCCCTGTTCCAAAGCATCAAGGGCAGCTTGCGCTCTGTTCTGAGGGGCCTGTGCAGCCTCTTCCGCAAGTCTACGAGCCCGAAGAGCCATGTCTAACTGATTAGCACGTTGCATATCAGCCCTCTGAGATGTGGTGTAAATCTGATCAGCAAGAGGAGAAAAACGACTTAACCCAGTGGTTTCAAAATTCGTAGGAACCCCGCCAGTAAACATCTTGCCACTTAAATCCAAATTATCCAAAGCAAGACCGTCATCCAAAGCCGCCGCTTCCGTTTCGCCGCGTTGTAGGATCTCAGCAAGTTGGGCGTTCTCATCAGCCAAACGAGTGGTATCATCAACACGCGCTGCACCAATAGACTGACGATTGGAACCATCGTCTATATCCAAACCCGGTAATGTACCTTGAACCGCCGCTTCAACAGGGTCTGTTTCTAAACCATCAGCCGTTGCCGCGTCACGCGCCGCTTTCGCGGCCAACTGATCCGCTAATGCATTGGGATTAGGAATAGTCCCGCTTTGCAATAACTCCGAAGCCAACCTCTCCCGTCCCGCAGCATCAGCGCCCTCCATGTCAATTGGATCTGTGCCAATATCATCAGGAGTAATCGCCGCCGCTTGCGCCGCTTTCTGAGAAGGATCAAAGCCCCGCTGGTTCTGTAAATTAGCCTGACCCACTGGATCGACAACCGTATCAGGGGGCGCAATCTGAAGAATATTAGGCGCAACATCCATCGGAGCCAACTGAACCGGAACAGAAGGAGCCCCTTGCGTCTTAGCCTTTAACTCAGCCTCAGCCCTTTCCCTAGCTAATTGATTTGCCAATACGTTAGGATCACCCTCTGGGGCGCCGCTAAGAACACTAGCCGCAGCGTCAGACGTAGGCGTAGCCTGCTGCTGTTGAGCCGCTTTTCGCGCCAACTGATCCGCCAACTGGTTAGGAGAAGCGAACGGGTCAGGAAGGTTTTCGTTCCGCTGAAGGTTTTGGTAATAGGTTAACATAGGATCAGTGCCAACTGCATCAATGTCCGCGGCCCTCTGAACAGTAGGCCCCTGTTGTCCCGCAGCCGTTAATGCCGTGGCCGTGCCACCACCGAGAATTGATCCTAGTAAAAAGTTCTGCCTGTCTTGAGCCGCAGTGGTTCGTAATGGATCGTAACCCGTAACCATGCCGGGCAACTTACCCTCGGCATACTCTTGAAACCCCTCAACTGGAGCCTCCAAAACACCGGCCGTAGTGGCTCTAGCAGCGCGTTGACCCAAAGGTGTCGCAATCCTCTTACCAATAAAGTTGTTCAGTAACTTAGGAGCGCCAGCTATGTTTAAAACCTTGTTGGTAACAACTCCACCAGCACCAGCAACCGCAGCAACATAAGGCGCCGCCTGATTAGCTAACTGACTTGCCATCGTCTGCTTGGCAGTCTCAGGATCAAGACCACCCTCAACCAACGCCTTAAAAGCCTCTGTGTTCTGTAAATTACCAGAATTAAATTCAGCGTCTAACGTGTCATTAACCTGATTAACCAACCCGCCTATGCCTAACGTAACCCCCGCAGCAATCGCCGGCACCAAACCAAACGTAGCCGCGCCAACAGATGCAGCAACAGGACCAGCATTCGCCGCAACCTGAGTGCCAACATTGTCCCAACTTAACTCAGCGTTAAGTTTGTCCTGCGTGTCTTGAGGAAGCCTACTCGTTATGTTCTCGTCAAAAGCCTTAGCCTTGTCCATCATGCTCTGAGAGAAATCCTGAGCCCCCTGACCAAAAGGCTGGGCCGCAAAATCAAGAGCGCCAGAACCCAATCGAGCCATGGTTGCAACGTTCTTCTTCAACAAATCCGTTTCGCCCGGAACAATGTTGCTAGTCTTGTTAATTCTAGGACGCAAACCTGTGTCGGGATCTATCGCGCCAAAACCCTGAGCATAAGCCTTAGCATCCGCCTCAGTAACAGCGCCCGGTACCGCATTGGCTATGGTCCCCGGACCATCCTGCCTACCAACACGGACAGGCAAACTCGCAACTCCTTCGTCAGAACTAAATAAATTCTCAAAAAAGTTGCCTAATCCCGCTGACTTAAAAGACGCTTCGTCAATAAAACGATCAGAACCCCCAGACTCACGCAAGACCTGTTGTTCACGCAATATGTCACTATAACTACGGCCGCTAGTGCTGAGATCTACAGGATCAAAATCACCCGCTTCCATACCCATGCTGCCTCTATCTCCATCCCCCTCATAAAAATACCGGTCTTGATTAGAGGGAGAACCTATTATTGTTCCAGGGAACATGTCACGGTATGGGTTGCCGCTCAGAAGATTTCCTTGGGTATCTCGTCCTCCAACAGGAGTTAATGAATCACGCTGTAGTTGTTGTTCCGCAGCCATGCGCTGGCTGTCTTTAAGATCGTCATATGTACCAAGACGCTCATCCGCAAGAACATCCGAAAGATAAGGATCAGCAACCAAAGGCGCCCTCCGCTGAGGAACATCACGGCTCATGTCCACAGGATTGCCAAAACTACCAAAAGAAGTGCCCATAGAAGGAGTTCCCCGAGGAGGATCCGCTAACATAGGATCACCACCACCAGGGAAAGTACTAGGACTATAAGTGCTAGGACGAGGGCCAACCTGATAAGGGCTCATAAACATATTAGGATCACCGGTCATGCCAGGATCACCAGTGTACAATGTATCGTAATCAAGAGGGGCTGTGGTAGGCTTCGGCAAATCAGCAGGGCGTAACTTAGGACGTACAATCTTCTTAGGTACAACAGGGGCAGGCTTGCCACCACCACCAGAACGTACCGAAGCACGGTCATCAGCATTCTCAGCCATAATCTGGTTTACAACATTAGATCTAGACCACCGTGAACCAGCAACCGTAGCACTGCCGTCCCGAGACTTAACAGTCCCCTGCTTGGTAACACTGTATCCAGCAGCCTCTAAAGCATCGCGCTGCGAATTGTTAATAGTCTTGAAATTAGAAGCAGGCCGATGAAAACTGTCAGTTCCAGCAAACGAACCCTTAATACGCTGCGCTATGGTCCCCGGACCGGGAATAGGCTCATACCGACCATCAGGACCACGACCCCCCGCAGTAGATACCGTCTTAGCAACATTCCTAGCAGCCTGAGATACCGAACCGCCACCACCGCCAGCATTCGCACTAACAGTAGCCATCCGATTGTTGTAACTCTTGTCCGCAAACTCAACCTTCTGACGGCCCTTGCCCTTAATATTTACAGCATTGCCATGCTGACCATCACGCGCAGCCTCAGACAAACTGTTGTACGTCTTGTCAGAACCGCCGCCGCCACCGCCGCCGCCCTCGTCACCGCCGCCGTATACAATTTGAGGTTTCCAAAAAATCATCATGAGCCCTAGCCACCTTTGTTAGGATACCAACCATACCGTGAGCCGCGGTGCGACCAAACCGTGTCTACTTCCGGATACACCACCTTGAAATGTCTCCGCATGTACCTACAAATGTACAATACATCAGAAGCACCCCCCTTGGCAATCATATCTATAAAAACCAACCGGTCCCCACTGTCGCGTGAAAATACCTCCAAACCACAGTAATCTAAATTCTCATACTCAGAAGCAGTCAAAAATGCCCAGGTTATAAAACCACGGTAACGATCACCGTCCCAAAAATGAAGTATCTTACCAGAAGCCTCAGCAGGCAATAATCGCCAACCAATCGTCGCAGAACGAAAACCGCAATACGGCTCCTCACTGCACCACAACTCAATCGCATTCAATAAACCCATATGAAACTATATACCGCATATTTTGAAGGCCAATCAAGAGACACGGTCCCAAATGGAAAAATACCGGAATGAATTTACCGGACCTACTTTTACAGCCGGCTACGTGCGACCGTAGCCCTGTTTAGGGGGGTGTGGGGTCGGTCGATTGCTCTCGATTCCCATGGCATCGCGACCAGTAACCCCCAAACCTGCGCCGGTATAGCGTTCAGCTGCGCCGCTGATACCGGTATTTTATTATCGATATAGTCCGATATCGACCGATTATTTCTTGACATGGCGATTCGTTTGCTATCTAACTTTAGTTAGACGCACCGAAACGCGGTGAGTCGTTCAATCAGAAAAGAGGAAACACAATATGTCTACGGCAATTAAAACAAAAAAAGCGCTTTCAATCAGATCCAAGATTGAGCGCCTAGACGCGCAAATCAAGCAAGCAAAGGCTGACATCGCCAAGCATGAGAAAGAGGCAATAGCCGCAAACGTGTTAAGCGTTACAGTAATCAAGAGCGATACAGTACTTGCGCCAGCACGTTCCGTATTTGACGGAACCTTTGATAATCCGCCGGCGTACTTAACCAAGTTAGAGTTGCGCGGTGTCCAAAAATTCTTTGACCATAATAAGAAACTAAAGAACAAGACTATCAAAGTCTGGTTTGATCTAGATCTAGACTAGGCGATACATAGCCGGTACACTGGCAACAGTGTACCGAACTATGTAGATCCTCTACATAACACCGGCCGGATCACGGCCAGCCCAGAAAAGAAAGAGGTAAAACCATGCGTATCAAGTTAGAATATATTGAGGTCCAGATGTTATTGTCTGGATTAGATGCAATGCATCTACCTACGGCATCCCATGACGATATTAAGAAGTCTTTGTATCGTCGCTTGGAAAGGATGGAAAGAGATTACACCGGTAGCTATGCCGATAATACGGTCAATGCAAAGATTGAAGCGGCCGTCGATAAGGTCGACTCATAATGACATTGTATCAATCTTTGTTGTTGGAAAGATTGAAGCGCGACCTTGCCATGGAATATTGGCAAGGTAACGTTGATAAGAACGGAAACGCTATCGTTCATATCTGGAATATTCCTGTGACAATACCTTACAACACTGCTACAAAATAATCACCATGGTAGCGCAGTTCGTTAGAACAGGCGCTACCAACTCAACCAGAAAAGAGGAAACATCTAATGCCTAACCCATTCGGAAAGACACGCGACCAAGCCAAGCCATACGCGATCTATAAGCAAGGGCCCTTTGAGTATCGCGTATTGAAGACATACAAGCAGCCAAGCACGGAAAGCAAAGACGTATACGCACGCTGGTATCTGGCTACAAAGGGCCCTTGGTCAATGGGATTTGAACTTGGAGACGCTTATGCGAAAGACATACGCGACAATTCAGAGTTAATCTTAGCCGATACAGATTGGTTAGAACACTACACATAGAACCAAGGGCGCCCTAGCGGCGCCCTTTTTTTTGTGCCGCGTTGGGCGCCGAGATCCGCGCAGGTCGCGGCCGGCCGTCTAACGGCGAACGCGCAGGGCGCAGGGGCGCAGGGGCGCAGGATATGCAAGCGATCGACCGGCTAGCGGGGGCGCAGACATCTATAGATGTATACCGGCTAGCGGGGGCGCAGACATACCGGCCGGCCGGCCGGCTAGCAGGGGCGCAGACCGGCGCCCTGGAATCGCGGGGGCTCGATGTATAGACCAGCCGGCACCGGTTTATTATTCCCGATATAGACCGACTAAATGCTTGTCGCTGCGCGACCTATGCTATAGAATAAACCTACGTTAACCAGAAGCAGGAAGGAATCCGACTCATGAAATCCGGTATCATATACAAGGGGCAGAGCCTATTGGATGGTAAGCCAGTTGTTGCTATCGCGACCTATAGTGACCGCAACACAAAGACCGGCAAGGTTTTACAAACCTATATAATCCGCTCCGACATCTCCCCACTAGACGCAAGCAAAACAGGCGCAGACTTTTCTATATGCGGGGACTGTAAATTCCGAGGCGTCCCTACTTCAGACCCTAAGCGCAAACAAGCGGTCAAACGTGACTGTTATGTTAACCTAGGGCAAGGACCGACTATTGTTTATAAAGCATACAAGCGCGGGACTTATCCCATGGCGGACACTAGGGCAGACCGTATAGCACTAGGTGCCGGCCGCGTTGTTAGACTTGGCACATATGGGGATCCTGCCGCTATTCCGTCTTGGGTATGGGATCAACTATTAACCGGTTGCGAAACTCATTTGGCTTACACGCACCAATCAGGATTCCGTCCTGACATCGCGATGCAAAGCGCAGATACCAAAGCGCAAGCGGTTGAACATTGGAACAACGGGGCGCGAACCTTCCGAGTCATTACTGACATAGGCGATATTGTGAAAGGCAAAGAGATCCTTTGCCCCGCAAGTAAAGAAGCCGGCCGGCGGGTGCAATGCAATGCTTGCAAATTGTGCGGGGGCAATAGCACAAAGTCATCTAAATCAATTGCCATTGTACAGCACTAGTGGCATTATCAAGCGGGGGCATTGTGTCCCCGCACTAGTAGAGAGGAAAACAATATGATTACCGCAGAGATCTCTTGCGATGTCGCATCCCTTGCCATTGAGGCAGGGGATACAATTTTCACACTGCCAAACGACATCGGATCTGACGGGGGTTTTCACATCTATGTTTACTTGGACTATGATCAAGTAAACGATACAGACCGCGATGAAATGATGGATGCACGGGCCGGCGCATGGTTCCAAGAGCTTATTGTAGGGCCCAGACAAGCGAGGATCTGCTGGTCTGATTGCTATGATCCTTACCAGACAGAGATGAACAAGGTAATATATGAGGATCAAGGGCGCAGTCCATTCGCTGCAACACTACAACAGGGCAGATGGGATGTGTATCGATGGGGCGGAGATTGGCACTTTGTCCGGAAGGGAGATTTAAAATAACAACGGGGGCGGCGCTGGGGATTTCCCTGGCGCCGCCCCATTTTTTTTCACACACACATTAGAGCGAAGGCGCAGGGCGCAGACCGGTTGGCCGGCCACCTCGATCGGGGGCGCAGGGCGCAGAGATCCGGAAAGGTTAACAAACATACCCTAAATGTTAACCAGCTAGCGGGGGCGCAGACCTGCGGAGCCCGAACCTTGGTGCAGGGGCGCAGAAACTAGGGCGCAGGGGCGCAGACATTTGAGTAATGATTAAGCAAGCGGGGGCGCAGGGCCGTGAACACGGCACCAACGTCCCCGAAAACCTGCCCAACCCCGCATCGCAGACCATTTTCCATGAGGCAGGGGCCTTGATCCCCGTCAAACAGATGTATTGTACGGGGTCCATGGGCCTTGACCAAGAAGAAACACGCACCCCCACGGGACCAATACTGCATATTCCACGCAACTTGATGGGATCGGAGGCCGACTGCGTTAGACTTAGCTACCTTCAATTCAATCCAGAAGGGTAATCCGTCCCAAATTACATGTACATCGGGAACTCCCCCGCCATGTACGTTTTCAATCCGTGTCGCTGATGACTTTGGCGGCAAGTTCTGCCTTATCGTGTTCCAAAAGTTCGCCTCTGGTCCCTTCGACATCCGTTACATCCTTGAACTCAGCATCTATCACAAACGCCTGTGGAAATTTCTTCTGGAGATCAGACAGACGCCCGACTATTTCATCGCGGGACATGGTGTCGATTGTGTGGGTCTGTTCCCGCCTGTCTACAGTCAGACCCCCAAGTGCTGATCGTATCTTTTCAGCATTGATAGCGGCAGAGAATTGACCTGCCTCTTCAGCCCCCTCGGATAGCTGGTGTAGGCGTTGCAGTTGTCCGATGGTTGACACCCCGTAGCGGCGTTCTCTTTCATCGCGCATCTCTTGTACATATTCTAGCACATGGGGATAGTCGCGCCCGTTCAGCAGTTTTGATGCCGACACGTTTGCCACATCCTTAGAGTAGCCTGCTTTCCGAGCGGCCTCAGCATTGGAGTAGATGCCTTCCACGATGTGCCTAGCAAAGGTCATCTGGCGGGGCGTCAGCGTTCTGGAGTGTGCTTTCTCGATCTTCTTTTTCAACGATGCCATAGCAAAATCCTCAGTGTTTACAGGCATTATAGGTGTCGCTGCGCGTTACAGCAAGTTTCCATATAGGGTTTTCTCCAGAGGAATTGAAACGGGTTGGACCCAAAAATCTAGGAGAGGGCAGTACGAGGCAACTGGGAAGTGCGTGACAGTGGTGACAGGTGCGTGACACTACCGAAAGTATACGTGTCACGCAGTACTATACGTGTAACCCATTGTCCGGGCTTAATAATATTTCATCTTTAGTATGTGCGTGACAGCGGTGACACCAAATCCCAATAATTTTCAGTTCAAAAAGTTTCAAAACCTCCAGCTACTCCCTATAGTGTCATCACAGAAACATTTTGACATCGGACCGTGGTGCGTTTAACTTGATTCGTGAGGCATGATGCTTCGACTAGTAGTAGAGAGGAAGATAGAAGATGAAACTCCAAGATATTTTTAACAAGGCATCGGAGCATTTATCCGCGATGTCTGGTCCGTGTCTGCGGAACCGTTCTTGTGTTTATCGTGATGGTAAGGGCGGCATGTGTGCTGTCGGTGTGTTTATCACTGATGAGCATTACACTTCAGCGATTGAGAGCATTGGCATTGCTGATGGCAACCGTGGTGATTTGGTTCGTGACGTTGTTGCGCGGTCCTTGGGTTTGAAAGCATTGACTGTCAAGCAAGTGTCTTTGTTTTCTGCTTTACAGGATGCCCATGACGAGTGGGATTGTGATGTTCGTTATGGTGTGGAAGATGACACGTTACTTGAGGTCAATCACTCTGAGGTTATGCAGAGGAATTTAGAGAACGTCCGCAATCGTTTTGATTTGGAGGCACGGTCATGAAGTTGGAATTGAAATCTATAAAGTACACTGAGTGGATGTCTGAGGAGACATTATGCTTTACTGCCAATCTTTGGGTAGATGGCAAGGTCTTTGCTGAGGTTAGCAATCAGGGTCATGGCGGTTGCACTGACGTTCACATGCATTGCAAGTCTGAGTTTGGGAAGGCTGGCAAGCGGACATCTTTTTATCGTGTATTAAAAGAGGTTCAGGCACATTGTGAGGCGATGCCTAATCTTGAGCCGTGTGAATTGTTTGCTGAAGGGTTGCCCATGGATTTGGAACTGTGGTGCAACATGGAGGTTGAGTCATTTTTGGCGCGGCGTGATATGAAGCGCAAGTTGAAGTCTCATGTTTTGTTTCAGATTGATGGTAAGGACGGCATTTACCAGACCAAGTACCATCCTCGTAAGACTGACGGTTCGTGGACTGTGTTTGGTTCTGAGAAGCGGCGCATATTAAATGACATGTCCGAGGTTGATGCTCTTGCGATATGGAAAGCGAACTGATGCCCTCGCTTTGGTTCACACCCACGGATCCTCGCAATACTGCGGGGGTTCGTGCTTTGTTGGTTGCTGTATACGAGCGGTGGATTAATGAGAATGGTTACGCTGATTATGTTGGCGATGCCATGGATTTGGCTTTGGAAGATTCGTCCACCCTGCTTATTCATCAACGCAATTTCTTGAATGCATACATTAAATTATGGGAGGCTATGGAAGATGGCGATTATTAGATCTGAGCAATACGTTGAGTTGTACTCTGAATTAGCAGAGTTGATGTTGGAAACGAACAACGGTGATTTGCCGTCTGAGATTTTGTTGGTGACTGAGGCGAACGGCGATGTGCGTTACACTGACGCCGCGCAGGAACGGTACAACGATTACTGTGATGAGGTTGAGGCTGTTCTGTCGAAGAACAATATTGTTGGTGAGCAATTTTTATCCGACAACAATTTAAATCGTAGGCCTTCGCTTAACATTCGGCTAGTGGTAAAGTCTGCAATTTCGGCTGTTGAGTACAACGTTTTACAGGTGGCGATTGATCACATGATTGAGCATCAGGAGGGCCTTCAGTCGGATGATGTACCATGCGATGATGCTGAGTGGAATGACATTTGCGAGAGATTGGAAGCCGCCAAGAAATTGAAGGCGTTGTTTTCATGAGTGCGTATTACAATGAGATAGACCCGTTTGCCGCTGATTGGCTCCGCAACTTAATTGGTGCGGGGTTAATTGCGGATGGAGTAGTTGATACTAGGAGCATCAGTGATGTCAGACCAGAGGAACTTTTTGAATTTACTCAGTGCCACTTCT